TGTTAATAACGTTAACAACAGCGATAGAAGAACTATACGTGATAACGTCATTTATAGAGGCTTCTCAATGTCTCCGAGGCTCAAGGAGATATTGTTAAAACGTTTTCCAGGGTGGGAATTTTGTAGTGGGGGGGATAACGTCCACCCTCACCCAATTGGCGCCTTGGAAAGAGCGGTGTGTGAGGAACTGGCTATAAGGGACATTTACCGAATGTATCCCGGCTGTTCTATTACGGATGTTGGCGGGAACGCCAACAGACATTCTATGAACAGGCGAAACATACATTCTTGTAATCCCTTATTGACACCTGATGACGTCCTTCGTAGACATGAAGCATCATATCGAGACGACGCTGATTATTGCCATAACGTGGCTAGTGAGTGTGAGTTGGTGCCTGACTGCTATTTAGCGGTTCATTCTTTGTATTACCTTAATGAGGTTGATATATTGAATCTTGTCCACAGGGCGACTAAAGGTGTCTTAATCGCCACAGTCCATAGATTTGAAAACGTCTATGGTGGTTTCCATTATGACGGGACTGAATACGAATCCAAGTATCAGATCAGCCATAACGGAAAGTTTGTAGTGTCAATGAGTGTGAAAGGTAATATGCATCCTTATGAACATGATCCAATGTTCTGGTTGGATGACTGTTACTTTTCGCATGGTGGTCAAGCTATGGCTTGGCAGGGTTACCAGGTTGGGGATACGTGGATTCTTAAATTCATTAAAGCTCAACCTGGCATGCGTAAGGAACAACGTCGAAATTTGGATCTTTTTGACAGTATTCGAGCTGTTGACTTCTGTGGTTCTGTTGAGGAAACTCAATATAAACCGGCTTTGGAGTTTGTGGGTGTCAAGGATTATGACATCCACTCCCTCTATAAGTTCGTTTGGCTGCAGAGGAAAGGAGATCGTAAGATCCTGATTCCGAAGGGGGTTATTGCCCAAGTGGCGGCAAAAATGGTTGGAGTGGACCGCAATGAGAAATCATTGAAGATGTGTGTTAAGTATATGCAATCAGCTTGTAAAATAGAAAAATTGGATATACCTAGTGACGTGTTGGTCGATTGCAAAACATTTGGAGCTGCTTTGGCATTCGTGTACTCTCTGGAGAAAGAGATATCAGCTTTTAATGAGCTTTGTTCCTACCGGTTGCATGGTAGGTATGGGGCTCTTAAGAAGACGCTTAAGTTGGAAAGACTTTGGACTAATCCCTTGTCTAAACTATCTTCGGCGGCTCTCTCTGTAGGTGTCTGTTATACTGCTTATCAGATAATTAAAGGGAAGAGTATGGCTATCTCTGTCAAACCGGCTGGTCGTTCTAATTCAATTCTTACAGGGTTGAAATGGGGAGCTGCTGGGTTGTTCTTGATGTCATGTGGTACAGCGTATCACTGGATGAACTCCAGATTGGAGGAGGAGTCTATTGACACAGTTGTTGACTACGATGCAGATCGCATTTCAACGCCTGGGGAAGTGGACACCGAAGCTAGTTGGCCCAATGGTTTACCAGGAGTAATTTCCAATAGGCCTCTGGCTCCTCTTATGGATGATGCTAGTGTTACAATTACTGAGATGGAGGAAGATGTGGAACGAAACGAGTTTTATGCCGTCGCTCCCACCTTCTCTGAAATGATCCCAGTTGTACCTACGTCTTGTCAGACCAATGAGCTTGTGTCCGTTACTAACAGGGTGCTTATGGCAGTCCCTGAGTCGGATAAAAGCTCGTGGGATACCGTTGATGAGTTTAGTCGGGTTTATCTGGATCAATTTAGTGAAATTGAACTGGATGATGAGGCTTATTCTCATTGGAATTCCAATTTTCCGCCGGGGAGAAGGAAGCAACATGATGACGCTGTTGCTTCCCTCTCGCTTAACCCTCTTGAACCTAAGGACTTTTACAGATCCACCTTTATTAAGCGTGAGCTCACGCTTAAGGGTGGAATGGAATTCACCGACTTTGACCCTAGAGGCATCCAGGGAGTTAGCCATCGTGCAAACGTTGTGCTAGGTCCCTTCATGTCTCAAGTGTCAAAGCAGATGCAAAAATTATGGAACATTGACTCTAGGTTGTGCTACACTTCCGGTTGCACGGCTGAGGACCTAGGTCAGTGGCGAGGCCAGTTCGGTGATGAGGATGTTACCATTTTTGAGATAGATTTTGAGAGGTTTGATGCTCACCAGCTCAAATCCGCTCACATGTGTGAGAAGAAACTCTACGTCAAGTGTGGTATCGACAACTATCCGGAGGCTAAAATGTCTTTTAATGCTCAAAGTAACACAGTGGGTTTTACTCCTCACGGCGTATGCTACCGAACCAAGTATCGTCGTAAGAGTGGTGACCCCAACACTTCTATAGGTAATTCATTCATCAATGGATGCATAAGTAAAACCATTTTCAATGAAGTTGGATGTGGTGACAATTTTATGCTCGTCCATGGTGATGATAATCTTGTTGTTGTGTTGGGTCATTTTACAGAGGGGAAGAAAACGCTGTTGGAGAAGAGGATTAAACAATCTTATTTGTCCCTCGGATTTAAAATAAAACTTAAGATTTCTGAGTTTTGGCATGATGTCGAATTTTGCTCTAGCTTGTTTTGGCCCGTTGATGGTGGATTCATCCTCGGTCCTAAAATAGGACGTCGACTGCCCAAGATAGGTTTCTCATTGAAGAAGTTAACTCCTGGGCAAGTCAAAGGTATGTTATTGGGAGGTTTAATCGAGTGTCGAGCTATACCTGTCTTGAGAGTTTACTTCAAAGTTTGTTTGAGTGACCTCAAGAAAGTTAAACGTGAGCACTTTTGTGACAACTCTTTCCAGTATAAGAACAAAATTACTGCGACTCATGAGGCTAACTCAGAAACTGAAGCTTTCTTTAATAGTAGATATGGTTTGGACATCTACCAAGTTGAGTCCTCGTTGGAGGCGACGTTAAAGCAGCGACGCCTCTTCACATCCATGGTATCATGGGATCAGTTATATGATCTCATGGCTATGGATTTGTAAACCACACCGGCAGGCACATATAATTGAAAAATGGTTAAGAAAACTAAGGCTAAGTTGACAAGTTCGCAACAAAGTCAGATTGATAAAGTTGTGCAACAGAAATTGAGCAAGCAGAAGAATAAAAGTTCTAAGGAAGCTCCCTCTAATGTTTACAGAATCGCTCTCAGTGATCCTTTTAGTTATGGAGCTCAAGGTGCGCGTGTCCCCGATATGTATAGCTGTCCTACAGCTACTCGGCACATCACTCGCACCTTCACCCTTATATCCAATAGTTCTGGTGAATTTGACTGCATTGTACTACCGTCTTGTTACCAACACATAATATCACCTCGTGGTAGTTTGGTTGGTGGGTCCACTTGGACCACACTTGATGGGGGTACCGTGGCGACTGGGGCTTATACAACCCCAACAGCTACGTTATCAGCCCAATTACTTAATTACCGTATTGTGTCATACGGTGTTAAGATTTATGGGCTGGCTTCAATGACGAATAATTCAGGGAAAGTTATCGTTGGTACAGTTCCTATCTCTAGTAATGTTAATGATAAGAACGCCACCGTCGGCGGCCAAACAGCTAACACAACTAACTCCAATGCTACTGTTGGGGCTACGTTGTCAGCTTATGGCGTACCGGCTGGTGGTTCCGTGGTAACTATTTCTTCTTTACCGAATTTACCTAATTCGATGGAGACCAGTATGATTAACCTCTCCGAACGCCCTCTTACAGTTCTACCTAAAATCACCGGCCCCAGAGCCTTTGACTTTAAACAGACCTATGATGAGGCCATCGGTTTTAATGTGGTTAATCAGACTACCCTATCCAATGTGATGGCTGGTGATGCGTCATATCTCAGCTTGGGTGGTTTCGAAGCAGTTGTAATTGGAGGGACTGGATGTCCAGCCACTACCAATATGCTCGAAGTCGAAATCATTTATCACATTGAGGGTAATCCTTATTTAGCTTCAGCTACATCCATTGGCAGTGATTCTACGGCTACAGCTGTAGACCCTATCAGTTGGATGAAAGTTATTTCTGATGTTGCTTCACACCCTTCTTTTAAGATGGGTGTTCAGGCCTTGGGTGATTCTTTTTATCCTGGTCTTGGTACTCTTGCCAATCGTCTATTCTAATATGTGCGTACTCTAACAGTTATCGGAGGCTGTTAGTTTGATAATATCCGTTAAGTGCTACCTACTGAAGTGAG